ACCAGCAACATATCCAACTTAGATTGACGAGCAAATAAATACTCACGGGTTGTCCACCCGAAGGTCGTGACGCACTCACGGGGGTCCGTAATGTTGGCCAACTCGACTGGGTCGAAAATTAGGCCGCAAAAACTTGCCTCCTCGAGAGTGTCGAAAATCTCAAGCTTTATGGTAAAGCCGAGAACACTGTAGTCTTCCGGTTTTGGGTAAGAATGTGAGACAACGAATAGGCCGTCGTCGCCCTCGAACACTCCCCGCATCCACTCGTTTTTACAGACAACCAAACATACATACTCTTGCAAGAAGTAGTTTGACAGGCCGTTAGCGAGTGAAGTGTTCATCTCGCCTGACATACGCCGAGCCAGGCAGCAGATCGCATAATGCTTGTTCTCGATGAACTGCACGTTATAAAGCCGGCAGAGCAATCGAAAATAATAATCAGGCAATAGCGATAGGAAGTGGCGGTAAACTGGAAACTCCACCGATTCCATAATCTCCTTCCTAAAAGAAGCCTCAAAGGAAGAAAAATCTGCAGTAGCTGCTCTACGCACTTCTCCAAGACGATCTCGGATATAGCGCGGCCTCGCAGCAATTGGAATGTGCTTAATGAACGTAGGATCAGAAAAGACCGTATCTTCCATTGATGAGAAGATAGGCCCCAACAAAACTTTCCAATCGTCTTCAGCAGCATTAATTGGCCTAGGATACTTATATTCAGGATAAGGTTCATCCTTCATATGTTCCTTTACCTTGCGTGGGAAGTACTCCATCGGGAAGACATCAGGCTGCACGAGTTTCGCGTAAAGCTTGATCAATTCGTCTTTCCGTTTTCGCGGGTACGGTCGCTCCTCAATCCAAACCTCAAAGGGCTTAATCGACTGAAGAACGGGCCATTTCTCAACCACACGCTCGGTCACATAATTGCTCAATTTAGAAAGAGGCCCATTCGGTTGAGCTGCCGAATTGTGAGCCCAAAAATCATCGGGAGGAGGTGCCAGGAATCGCTTCATGGCCCCAGCCAGCAAGGACACACTGTCACTAAGGTCAGGTTTAGGTAACGCAACTCCAGTCACATGGCAACCAAGAGAGACACTCACAGGGGGAGAACGCATTGTATTATACAAGCGGAATCCCGAGATCTTAATGTCTTTCGTTGGCTTCCAGTCAAAAGGAGGCAGTGGTGCGCTACCATAACGGTAACCATAAGCGACTGTGCGCCTTGGGGCGAGGCCTAGAAGTTTGCCGGAATGCGAGCGCCTTTTTGAACAGCGCGCAGACCAGCCTGTCGAAAAGCAGCGTATTCGACAGTTCCCGACACAATCTCC